TGAAATCGATCACGCGTTGAGTAGTGCCATGCGTACCGGCAAAAAACTGACAAATTCCAAACTTGCCAACTCGAAAAAGTCTGGTCGGGGCGGTGAGATTTGAACTCACGACCACCGGCACCCCATGGCGTGCCACGCGCTTTCCGCACCTTTCCAAGACTTTCCAAACTCAGCATGTAACCCCTTGTCGCGCCTGAATGTTTCGCGCATAATGCGCGTTATGGCGACTTGTGGCAAACAGCGGCTAGCAGCCTCAAAAGTTTACACCTGGGTTTACACCTGGCGCGCCGGTCAATGTGCCGGTGGTCGCGTTTGCGGCACCTGTCGATGTTTGCCGGTGGTCGCATTTATGAGGGGCGAACGATGAAAAACCTGCTGACAGATCGGAAAATCCGCGCTGCGAAACCCCGCGCCAAACCCTACTACCTCAGCGACGGGGGCAGTTTGTTTTGTCGCGTGCGCGAAGCGCAAGGTGGCGCGTCGAAGGTGTTTCAATTTTTCTTCAAGTGGAACGGTAAGACCGAGCGAATGAGCCTCGGGGTTTTCGATGGAGTGTCACTCGCCGAAGCACGGCAGCGACGCGATGCGGCGAAAAAGGAACTCGCTGCCGATCCGCCACGGAACCCCGTGCTTGAGACGCGGCAGCGTGAACAGGACGCACTCGCCAAGACGCAAGCCGACGCAACCGAGAAAACCGTGCGCGCCCTGTTCGATGATTGGGAGCGCAGTTACCTGGCACAGAATCGCAAGGACGGCGGGAAGGAATGCCGCGCGGTATTCGAGTTGGACGTGTTCCCGGTTGTCGGCGACATGAAGGCGCGCGACGTGAAGCGCGCCCATGTTACCGCCCTGATCGACCGGCCGCTGCGGCGCGGCGCACGGCGCCGGGCAAACGTGTTGCTCGCGATGCTGAAACAGTTTTTCAGTCAGGCCGTTGTGCGTGGATTCATTGACGTGAACCCGGCCGCGGAATTCAGGCGGCAACATGCGGGCGGCAAGGAACCGCCGCGCGAGCGGGCGCTTTCCGTCGAGGAACTGCGCGACCTGGGCAAGAAATTGCCGACGAGTGGATTGGGCGAAGTGCGAGAGGCCGCAATCAGGCTACTACTCGCAACCGGCGCCCGTGTCGGCGAACTCAATAAGGCGCTGTGGCGGGAATTCGATCTTGCGGCCGGGACGTGGACGATACCGGCAGAGCATACGAAGGAAACCCGCCAGCACCTTGTGCACCTATCCGACTTCGCGCGGGAGCAACTGGCGATCCTGGCGCGCTACCGCAACGGCGACCACCTGCTGCTATCAGTCAAATCGAAAGTGCCGATCGAGGACAAGGCGCTTACGAAGGCGATCCGCGACCGGCAGCGCGACGTGCCGCACAAGGGGCGCACCACCAAACACACGAACGCGCTGAGACTCGCGGGCGGCGACTGGTCCATCCATGACTTGCGCCGCACGATGGCGACGCGCATGGGCGATCTAGCGATACTGCCGCACGTTGTGGAAAAGTGCCTGAGTCACAAAATGGCCGGCATCATGGCCGTCTATAACCGGCAGGAGTACATGCCAGAGCGCAGGGCCGCATTTGACGCATGGGGCGCGCAGCTCGCGCGGATATTCACCGACGCGGGGCAAAATATCGTCGAGTTTGTGCCGCGGCGCGCAAAGGGCAACACCGAGGCCCGCCGGTAGCGGGCAAAAGCGGGGCACGCCAATCGGCTGAAACCCGACGGCGCACCCCTGACCATGAAGCACCTACAAGGAGGCACGACATGGCTACCAAGAAGTCTAGCAAGAAATCTCATTCTCGCGAATTTGGGCAAGGCGAAAAACTCGGGCGGCAATTCGCACGCTCGCTCCGGGGCGGCAGCGCATACATGGACGCTCTCGAAGTGCTCGACGATGCGATGCATAAATTCCATGACGTATTCGCCGAGGGCCGCGCGGGATTCTGTGAAGGCGTCGCAAAAGAGTTTTGGCGCCGGCAGCGCAAGGCGCAGGGGGCGGGCCATGCTGTTTGAAATCAATCGCCGGTACGAAATCCGCGACGGCATTGTCTACGCCAAATTCGGCAATCCGAGAAAGGGCACCCGCACCGAGGAAAAGCTCGGGGAGTGGGATTACGGGCTCGGGCAGATCATCATGCCGTGCGGGGACGCGAAGCGCATCGCCAAAGTCAATAAGTTGATGGGCGAGCACTTCGACTGAAGGACACCCGGCCGCCACCTCGGGGCCGGGACCCCATGAAGCACCTAAAGTATGGATTCACCCCGCAAGACTCGCACCGGGAGATCGCGGAAAAGCAACGTGCACACCTGCGTCGTGCGGCTGATCGTATCGAGCGCGGCGAATCGCTGGACGGGCTCTACGTCCCACTTATCGCGTACGCGTTGCGGGCGCTTGCCGATCGAATTCCCGACGAACCGAAACGTCGCCCAGGGCGAGCGGCGCAGGTTGATCCCTATGGGCTCGCGCTGCGCTATGCAATGAGCGGGATGAGTCAGGAACGGCTCGCCGAGGAAGCCGGCATAAGCGTCCCTGCACTCAGAAAGGCAATCAAGAAAGCCGGCAATCTGGACGTGTTCAGACCCGCGCTCAAGACTCGCAAAACCAAATAACCGAATTTAGTTACTTCTGCGCCCCATTCGGAGGCGCTATCGTTTCCGCACCAAGTCACAACACGGTGCGGAAAATGATCGAAGACGATGTAGGGATTTACCGCCGGCGCGAAGTGCTGCAAATTGTCGGCGCTGGCGACAACACGATTCGCCGAATGATGGAGCGCGGCGAATTTCCCAAGCCCATCCAAATCGCCCCGCGCGCAATCGGCTGGCGCAAGGCAGACGTGCGTGCCTGGCTCGATAGTCGGCCAGTAGCGAACCTGCCGCCAGTGCCGCGCAAGGCGAAAGCCGCTTGAAGCGTCACCTTCGACACGCTCTGGCCGCGGTGGCGAGCTGGTGCGCCGTTTTGTTCCGGTGGTGCTGGTGACTTCCGCCAGCAACAACAGGCGCGCGCCGCCGGCGTTTCAGATGTATTCGAGCGACCGGCTCGCGTCCCGCGACTTCAAGCTGATGACACTGGCGGAACGCGGACTACTGCACAGTTGCGAGCTGGAATGCTGGACGAATGGCAACGTCCCCCGCGATATAAGCGCCTTGGCGCGCACGCTGGGGCTAGACGCAGCCGAGGTGCAGGCGGCGCTCACGCCGCGCGTCCTGGCGCGTTTTATCGAAGACGATGGCGCGCTCGTTTGCCCCGATCTTGAGGCTTACCGGGCTCAGCTTGACGATCATCACCGCAGAAAATCCGAGGGCGGCAAAAAGGGCATGGCGAGCAGGTGGGGTAATAAGGAACCTGATAACTCAGTTACTAACTCTCCTAATAACTCGCTGAGTAGAGAAGAGATAAGACAAGACAAGGTCAAAGGCGTCTCCATGAAGGACGAAAACTTAGAGTTTGCGAAAGCTCTTGAGGGCGAACCCGAATTCATGACTGAGGCGGCGCGGAAGTATGCGCAGGTTCGGGGTTGACCTTGACCTGCGTCCTTGCACTATGCCCTAAAAAAAAGGGCGGCCGAAATCGAAAGGAAACCATGACCGACCTCGCCGAACAACTAGCGGGCAAGCAAAAAGAGCGATGCGCTCATCTGTGCATGGCGCCGGATTGCAATGTAATCACGCTGGAGCGGTTCTGCTGGAAACACCGGCCACCGGCACCGGCCGGCGAGTGGGCCGAATCGAAACGCATTAAGGATGCGCTTGAGCGGGAGCGTGACACCTGAACGCCTTTCGCCGAAATCCGCAGGCGGAATCGCTGCGCCTGCATCGTGCTCGCCGGGCGGCCGAACTTGCCGAACGGGACGCGGCGCTTTCCGCGGCGGACCACGCATTGCAGGGCTGCAAGAACAAGTGCGCCGAGGCCGTGTTGTATCTGGTGCGCGGGCGCATGACGGAAGCACTGCACCGAATGGCCGATGCAGTGCAGGGTGTTGAGCTGGTGCGGCTTACTCTGCGCAATTACTTTGACAACTATGGGAGAGATGACGATGGACGTTGAAAAAATGGACGGCAAACACCGTGCGCTGCTCGCGCTCACCGTAGCGGCGGAGGCGTTTTTCGTGGCAACGAACGAGGCCCTGGAGTCGAGGTTTCCGGGACGCGGCGTGCAGAATCGGACGCTCCTCGATGAAGGCAAGGCGCACTTGTGCATCAGCATCCAATGCGGTAGCGGTCAAGTGCGGGCCGCGCTCGCGATGGTTGAGCCTGAATTCGTCAAGACGCTTGAGGCTCCTGAACTGGAGCTTAATGGGCCGCTCGCGGCGATCTTCGGAGATCCGGAAAAAGTGCGCATGATTGACCTGCGGAAGCTCAATTGATATGGACAAAATACAGCTCCGCCGCCGCATCGCCGAGCTCGAGGCGCTCCTCGCCGCCCAGCCAGCAGAACCCATATATCGCACGCTCTCGCAGTCGCAGCTCGCGGCGCAGGTCGCGGCCCTGCGAGAGGCGATTAGCGGATTTCAGGTTTCCCTGGATGCAGCGCTGGCAGAGCAGGCGCGCCGATGAGCCGCTTATACGACACCGCGGCATGGAAGCGCCTGCGGAAACAGCAGTTGCGGGCGCACCCGCTTTGCGAGGATTGCCTGCAATTCGGCATCGTGCGACCGGCGACGGACGTGGATCACGTTCGCGCCCTCAAGGATGGTGGCGAGCCATTAGACCCCGAAAATTTGGCTTCCCGTTGTCACCCGTGCCACAGCCTGAAGACCGCTCACGTTGATGGCGGATTCGGCAATCAACGAAAGGCAAGCGCTCCGATCAAGGGCTGCGATGTGAACGGGATGCCGCTTGATCCTGCGCATCCGTGGCACAAAAAAACATGAAAAATTTGCTGTATCTGGCGGCTGAACACCGTGCGCGAAGCCTTGCGCGCAGTAAGTTTCACGATGCGGGAAGTAAGTTTGCATGGGCCTGAGAGGGCCGGGCGCTCGCCCGAAAGCAAAGGCCGCAGAGGCGCGCGCTAAGCGCCCGCGCTGGCAGGCCAAGGGACTGACCCGCTCTGAGCGCGTTATTCGTTTCGTCGAAAGCCTCAAGGTCACGTCCGGCGCCCTGGCCGGCCGTAGGTTCACGCTTCGACCGTGGCAGCGGGAAATCATCAAGGCGTGGTACGCGACCAAGGCGAACCGGCGCATCGTGCGAACGGGCCTGTTGTCCGTCGCGCGGAAAAACGGGAAGACTGGGCTTTGTGCTGCGCTGGCCTTGTGTCACCTACTCGGACCCGAGCAGGAACGCAGGGGCCAGATCGTTGTCGGGGCTACTGATCGCGACCAGTCCGGCTTGATCTTCGATGAGGTTGTCGCATTCATCGAAGATAACCCGGACTTTTCCGCGCGCGTCAACGTGAAGCGGCACGAAAAGGTAATCGAGGATCTGGAAAGCGGCTCCAAGTTTCGGGCGCTGTCGAGCGATGCCAAAAAAGCACACGGTCTATCGCCTTCCGTTGTGATTCTGGATGAACTCGCGCAATGGGGCATCGGCGCGGGCCGGGCGCTGTATGACGCCCTGACAACGGCGCAGGGCGCGAGGAAAGACCCGCTTGTTCTAATCATCGGCACGCAAAGCGCGGACGATCATGCGCTCATGTCGCAGCTTGTCGATTACTCCAAGGCCGTGAGAGCGGGCAGCATTCCCGACCCTACGTTTTCCGGCTTCGTTTTCGAGGTTCCCGCCGATGCGGACGTGTTCGATGAGGCAAACTGGATTCTTGCGAATCCCGCACTTGATGACTTTCGCGACCTTCAGGATATGCGGACGCTGGCCGAACGCGCGCAGCGCATGCCGACCCTTGAGGCGTCATTCCGTAACCTGTTTTGCAATCAGCGCGTGGACGCTGAGGAGCGCTGGCTACCGGCTCCCGAGTGGGACGGCTGCCGCGAGGACTTCGATATAGACGCGCTGGCCGGGCCGTGCTTCGGCGGGCTCGACCTTGGGAGCGTGCGCGACCTGACGGCCTTTGCGTTGTTCTGGCCGGGGAGCGGTGCTCTTGCAGTCTGGACGTGGTGCCCGGCGGACGCCCTACGCGCCCGCGAAGATACCGACCGCGTGCCTTATACGGTATGGGCGAAACAGGGGCACATAGAACCGACGCCCGGAAAGGCTACGGATAAGCGGCGCGTTGCGTTGCGCCTGGCTGAACTGTGCGCCCGCTTCCAGCCCGAAGCTATCGCCTTTGATCAGTGGGGCATGACTGAGTTAGAGCGCGTCTTGAGCGAAGAGGGAATCACGCTTCCACCTCTCAAGAGCTTCGGGCAGGGTTTCAAGTCCATGAGTCCCGCGACCAAGGCATTCGAGGAGCGCGTGCTTAACCGGCGACTGCAGCATTCGGGCAATCCTGTTTTGACGTGGGCGATTTCCAATGTAGCGATTGAAAGAGATGCGGCCGGCAACATGAAACTTTCCAAGGAACGAAGCCGCGAAAGGATTGATCCCGCCGTCGCTGCTGTCATGGCGGTAGGACTTGCTACGCAGGAGCCCAAGGCCGAACCGTTCGAGGTTCCGCAGCTCTTGGTGATATCGGCTTGACTGTGGCACGACAACACGATTCCGCGCGCGTGCCTTAGCATGGCCGCTGATATGTCACGAAGGATTGCGCCATGAATACCCGAAGCCTCATTGAACGTCGCGCGGCGCTGGTCGCCGAAATGCGCGGGCTAACCTCCTCGCCGGCTGGCAATGCTGGCGACCTTTCCGCCGAACAATCCACCAAGTTTGACGCGCTCAAGGGCGAACTCGAAGGACTGGAAAAGCGCATCGCGCGGCAGCAGCTTGTTGACGAAGCCGAGCGCAGGATGCAGGGCGAGAAAATCTCCGGCACTGGCGACACCAGACTCGACGAGTCGCTACGCAATTTCAGCCTGCGCCGGGCTATTTGCAGTCAAGTCCCCGACCTCGCGGCACAAGTTGATTGCGGGCGCGAAAAAGAACTTTCCGCGGAAATCGCGCGGCGCTCCGGCTACGCCTTCAACGGCATGGCCGTCCCGATGCAAATCTTTCAGTTGGAGCGGCGCACGCTGGTAGGTGGCGGCGGCAGTCCCGACTCCGGGGGTATCAACCTGATTCCCACCGACCTGCGCGCGGATCAGTTCATCGACATGTTGCGGGCGAAAATGGTGGTGCGGCGGCTCGGCGCGCGCGTGCTGAGCGGCCTGGTCGGAAACTTGGACGTCCCCAAACAGGCAAGCGCTGCCGGCAGTGCGTGGGTGGACGAGGATACTGCGCTTACCGCGGGGGACCCGTCCTTCCAGAAAATCTCATTCACGCCGAACCATTGCGGTTGCCTCAGTGAGTTTTCGCGCAACATGCTCTTGCAGAGCAGTCCCGATATCGAGCAGTTGCTACGGATGGACTTCGCGAAATCGTTAGCCAACGCGCTCGACGTGGCGGCGCTGAACGGCGCCGGCGGCACCGAACCGACGGGCATCTTGAATACTTCCGGCCTAAGCACTGTCGCCGGGCCAGTCAGTTGGACGGCGATTCTTTCGATGATCGAGACCGTCGAAGAATCGAACACCGACGGCACCGGCTGGACCACCACACCCGGCATGAAAAGGCTGCTGCGATCGACGGCGAAAGTATCGAGCACCGATTCCGTGATGGTCATGGAGACCGCTGGCGAACTCGCCGGCTATCCGTTGCTCACCACAACGAATGCTCCTGCCGGACTCGGCTCCCCGCCTGAGTCGGACGCGCTCATTTTCGGCGATTGGTCCGACCTCTTGATCGCGATCTGGTCTGAGTTGGACATTCTGGTCAATCCTTTCGAGACGGCCGCTTACCGGCGCGGCAATGTCATGGTGCGCGGCATGATGACAGTGGACCTCGCGCCGCGGCACATCGAAAGTTTCTGCGCGATGACCAACGTATCACCCGGCTAAGAATGAAACTTGAAACGCGGGCGGTCCTTGAGCTGCGGGCGAAGGACCGCAAGCTTGAGGGCTACGCGGCGCGTTTCAACGTCGAGGCGCGAATTGCCGATTTTGTCGAGGTAATCGCGCCCGGCGCTTTTGCTGCGAGTCTGAAAAGCGGGCGCGACGTTATCGCCCTGGCTGACCACGACAGGGGCGCAGTGCTTGCGCGTACGCGAAGCGGCACGCTGCGCCTTTCCGAAGATAGCACCGGCTTGGAATTCTCAATTGCTCTCCCCGATACACAACCGGGCCGCGACGTGCTCGCCCTGGCTGAACGTGGAGATTTGGGCGGTATGAGTTTCGGATTCCTGCCAGCGAAGGGCGGCGAATCGTGGGACGGCAACCGACGCACCCTGACCGCCGTTGACCTGTTTGAGATCAGCGTTGTGAGCGCATGGCCGGCTTACCCGGAAACAACTGTAAGCGCGCGGGCGAAGACTCCGGCGCTTGACCTCGCAAAGCGTTACCTGGAAACGACGAAATGGGATTGATTCGACGCATCGCGGATTACTTCGATCCCGAGGAGCGCGCCCGCGAAGTGTCATGGGACGCGCTCAAGGGTGGGGTTGATATTGGCGGCACTGCTTACGTCAATCCGAAAATGGCGGAGAACCTTTCCACCGTGCTCGCCTGCGTCGGCGCGATATCGAGCGCAATGGCAAGCCTTCCCGCGTATGTCTACCGGCAGCTTGAGAGGGGTCGCGAGATTGACACCCGGCACCCAATAGCAAGGCTGATCGCTGCCGGGCCGAATCAACATCAATCGTGGTGCGATTTTCTCGAATGGGTAATGGCGTCCGTCTTGCTGCGTGGCAATGCTCTAGCTGAGCTTGTCACCGACGACCGCGGCGCGGTTTCCGCGCTTCGCCCGATACCCTGGGAGTTTGTCACCGTCCAATTGTTGCCAAGCGGGCGCCTGGTCTATGACGTGGTGGAAACGACTGCACTCTACGGCGGCACCGGCCGGCCGCGGCGACTCCTGCAAGACGAGGTGTTCCACCTACGGGACCGCTCCGACGATGGATTGATAGGGCGCTCTCGGCTGCAGCGCGCCGCCGCAGTATTGCAGGCCGGCTTGAGTATTCAGGACTTCGCCAATGCGCTCTACAAAAACGGCGTGAATCCGTCGGGCGCATTGGAGATGGAAGCAAAGCTCACGCAGGATCAGCGCGAACTGTTGGCGAAAAACTTTCGCGAGGCGTTTGCAGGACCGACGAAGGCGGCTAAAGCACTGGTACTCGATCAGGGCATGAAGTGGTCGCAGATCAGCATCAGCCCCGAAGATGCGGAATTCCTTGCTTCGCGTCGTTTCACCGTCGAGGAACTGGCGCGGCTATTCGGCGTGCCTCCTCCCATCGTGGGCGACCTCTCGCACGGCACGTTTACCAATAGCGAAACCGTTGGCCGATGGTTCGCTACGCATACGCTGGCGCCGTGGATTCGCAAGGTTGAATCCGAATTTACCCGGTCAGTGTTCAGCGAAGCAAGCCGCGCGACGCACCGGCTTGAAATCGACATGAGCGGGTTTCTGCGTGGCGATCCTGCGCAACGGTGGGCGGCGTGGAAAATCGCAGTTGACGGCGGCATTCTCGATGCTGACGAAATCCGCGAGGAGGAAGGCTGGAATCCGCGAGCGACAACGGCGCGGCCGGCGCAACGCGACGCCGGGCTCGACGTGCTGGCATCGGCGCACCTCGCCGGGGCGCTCGCGTCGAAGATCGAGGAAGGCAATTACCGTATGGCGGTCCTCGACGATAAGGGGGAACCTATCGGCACGCGGCCGGCAACACCGGAAGAAAGGGCGAAATTGCGGCTTGTGAAGACTGATTCCCCGCGAAGCCGGGTGTAATCACTTCCTAACGCTGGCTCTCGCTCACGAGGCGAGACCGGAGTGGGTTTTTAAGCAACAATGGTGGAAAAGTCTGGGTTCCCAGACTGCTTATTCGCCTCGCCCACAAACGCTCTTGCCATATCGTAGGCTGCCTTTGCAATGTGTGCCGCGACCTCTGCTGTCTCCTGACCGCTCGCAATCCTGATCGCGATCGCCTGCACGAAGATCGCCCTTGCCATCTCGTTTATCTGCTCGTGTTCACTCGGCATGATGCTCTCCTTTGTGAGCTTACTACAGCGTATCCGATTGCCACACAGCGCATGGTTTACACCTGGGTTTACACCTGTAAGAAAACCCGGTGGAAAGTCAGTAGCCGTTAACCTGTTTTTCCTTTTGTTTTCAGTGGTCGGGGCGGTGAGATTTGAACTCACGACCACCGGCACCCCATGCCGGTACGCTACCAGGCTGCGCTACGCCCCGAGGCATCGGATTATATCAGAGG